TGTTGGCTTGCGTCAGTGCGCTTGCTACTGCGTCTAGACCGTGTGCTTTTTCGTTGGACATATCAAACTCCTAGTTAGAACTGCGAATTAACGCTGAAGTGGCTGTATTGGCTGGCATTGTGATGGTAAACGTAGTGGTAGATGTCTTATCTGACCCAAAATCCAACACCGCAATGGACTTATTACTTTTGCTGGCATTGTAAATCAAGGCACACCGTGCTGTCACTGCTGTTGACCAAGACGTATTGGCCCAGTTAACGTAGACCGTGTACCCAGAAGTATTAAGTGCTACCCCGGTCATAACCTCGCCACCTGCTGTATAGCCTGACGCTACAACCTCTTCTGAGGTGCTGTATACCGTGGTATCTGCGTCAAGGTTAGCGTTTGACGTGTACAGGGCAATTTTAATGGTGTCCGTTAACAGGTCGTGTACCGCTTGGTACACCTCTGCTTTAAACGAAGTGGTCTGGGTTTGGACGATCATTACACTACACCATTATTCTGGGGCAACGGGGCCATACGGTACTGACCACTACGATACGCATCGCTGCGCTCAAGTCCATCGCCAAGACGTTTAGCCAGCATTAACGCTTCCTTGTACTTCCCATCGTACAAAGCAACAATGTCGGTCTCGCCCTTCATGTAGGTATACGCCTCTACCAACGCGCCATACAACAGCACAGAGTCAAAATTATCACCCAACCAAGTGGTTGTTGCAGTGGTGATGGACTCAGGATAGTAATAGTAGTGAAGTTCTGCGTAGTACTGTGCATCTGGTGTTGGGCCAAGAATAAACGACAACTCGTTGGTTGGTACTGAAGGCGGTCCAGATGTAGTTGTTGGGCCAAACAAAGCGTAGTACTTAGGTAAGGCTGTATCTGCAGGGGTTGGGTACGCCTCACGAATGAAGTTGACATCCTTGTTTAGCAAGTAGTGGTACGTCTCCGTAGCCGTTCCGTAGCCCTCAATCACCGCTAACGAATAAGGCGAAAGGAAGTCACTGGGGCAAGACAGGTACTTGTTGTTGGTTGACAAAATACCCGTTACGTTCTTACGTATTGAAGGGAACTGAATGGTGTTGTAAATGCGCTGCTCTGCCTGCTGAATGAACGTGTTCATATCCGCAGTTGGGAAAGTATTCTCCGTGTAATCGGAGATAGCAACCACTAGAGCAGCGTAGTTCATGCCATTGGGCCTCGTGCCATTACACCTTTAGTAGCTGCACCTGTGCCACGGATTTTAATTCCATCGGTCTTAGTTGGCTCGTTACCAGCGGATTTACTGATGTTGCCTACGCTTACGTCAAACGAGTCTAACTTGCTGCGGTTAGGTTCTTTGCCGGGATTCTCAGCAACGGTGACACCCTTGCCAGACATAGTGTGGGGTTTAGCGTAGAGGCTGGCAGGGCCAACTTCTTTACCCATGCGTTTCATGCTTTGTGTTGCCATATTAGCCTCGCTTTTGATTAGCTACTTTAGCTAGACCACGGCCTAGCTTCAGCATTTCTTCATTGGTCTTGCCGCCTTTACTGCCTTTTCCACCATGCTGAATGCCAACGGAAGGGCCGCTATCGCCAAGATTTTTGCCTTTGGTTTTACCTTTTACAGTAACGCCATCTGCAGCTTTTGTGTATGCCATGATTAACTCCTATGAAACGCTTACTGTGACTATACCAACATTTGTCGTCGCAACCAAGTAATTCGGTGTCAACGCAACGTCAAAAAAACTTGCTCCACCAACAGGGTTCCACCCCCACTGGATGTTCCTAGAACCACCACTAAGGAACCCATCTGACATCGGGCCCGAAGTAACATATGTGGTATCCCTACGCGGGTTACGCACTGCTTGCGGGTCTTCTACTGGGTACATACCCAACTGCAACTGGGGCTGGTCAGGGTCCCAGCAACTTGCACAGACCAACAAGTTGTATATCTTCGTCTTCTTAATCTCTTTCCTTAGCTCGGTCAGCTTGAACTGCGCTCCGCAACGATCGCACATGGCGATCGAGTGCTTGCCCGATGAGAACATGTTTGCCATTTTTAGATAAACATTTGGCGCGGCACGAACCGCGAGGACGCTGTTTCTCTGTCTTCGGTAGACGCAAACTCCCAAGCCTCGTCATACTGTGATTTCAAAATGTCTAACCGCTGCGCCCCATTGGGGACCTTCATCGCTAAATAGTACGCCAGCCCCGCGACCATGCACGGCAAAAACCGGAACGGCACGTCCATTGTGTTCACACCGCCGCCTGCATCGTCAATACGGCGCATGCGCCAGTAAACCAGTTGGTACGTTGTGCTGTTGTCTGGGGTAGGCCAAACCGTCACAGACGGCAGGTTCTGTGCGTATACAGGGCTTCCGCTGATGTGCGATGCCGCAGTTGTGCTGGCCTGCCCGCGTGCGCAGTACAGGAGTTGGTTGCCTACGATGGAGCCGTAGTAGATGATCTCGGACTCAATTATTACAAACCCTGTAGTGGGAAGCCCAAGCACTGAAGCCACTGAGATTGTTGTATCCGTAGCGGAGATTGCGCTTGTCAAAACTGTGCCTATCGCTGAGCGCTCGCTGTCAAGGCGTTGCATCCACAACTGGATTGGACGGGCTTGCTGCAGCTTATTTGGGATCGTGGCATAGGTAGACACACTGATGCGCGTAATGCTCAAATCGGCCTGTGTAGACGCGCTCCCGGCCCCTGTGCGGATGACATGTTCCAAAAGGTCCACGGTGTCTGAAGGAAGTGCGTAAGTGGCTTGCCCCGGAGCCAAGTTAATCGTGCCCTGCTCAAACGTCCACATGTTGATGCCGCGATTGGCCCAGTCAGCAAACAGTAAGTTAAGGGAGCGGCGGGCTGTCTTCAGGTCATACCCTGTGCGCAACTCGGAACCAGCACGCTCGAAAGCCTCCTCCACCAGTTCGGTGAGGTCTAGGTTAAACGCTGTGGTTCCTGAGATTGCCATTATCTAAATCCCGCTGTTTTCTTTGCAATTGCTTTTGGTTGTGCTACGAATTGTTTTCCGGCGGCTTTCCCGGCTCGCTTGGCTTTGGTCGTCGCAGCATACTCACTAGCGCTAAGACTTTTGATTGCAGCTTTTGGAAGGTATCGCTCACCTGTGTCAGAAGATTTTTTACCACTTTTGGTTCTCCATTTTTGGTCACCCCAATCCTTGAGCGATTTCTGTGGGGCTTTCATGTTAGTCCTTGTACCCGCCACCTGCGGCTTTGTACTTCTTAGCGACAAGCTGTGCTTTACGCGCTGACCATTTGCCTGCTCCGGTGCCTTGGGTTGCCGCAGATTTGACTTGGCTCACGATCTTCTTACGAAGACTTGGCTTTGTGTAGTTACCCGCAGCGTTAACCTTACCGCCTTCAGCGTATTGCGTGAAGTCAGTGCTATCCCGACGGGCTTTTTTAACTCCCTTGGGCATCTTGGAGGGGGCGATGTCCCCCATACCGCGACTAGACATCATTAGCACATCTTTCCACGGGTTTTACCCCGTTGCGCAATGCCGTCTGCACGGCGAGAAGCGGATACTGAACCGCCTGAAGCCATCTTCTTGACTGCGCCACCTTTTTTCATACCACGACGTTCACGTTGCATTTGATTGGCATCTTCGTTTTGCTTTTGGATTACGGCTCGGCCATCCGACTTGTAGTATGAACCACGCCCGTTACCAGCTTCACCGGAACGGAGGAATTTAGCGGTAGCTTCAGGGTCACGATTCGCCATAGCTACGTCGGTTCCAGATTCGGTGGATAGGTCTGGCCGGTCGTTATAGTTTATTTCCGCAGCCCGTCCACGGCTGTTACGCGCTTCAGAGTCCCTTGTAACTGGGTCGGCTTTTTTAAATGCAATTGGCTCGCCTCGGCGGGTCAGCTTGTTCTTGTCGTTAAGGTAGTCGCGTAAATTATCAAAGCCGGAATCGGCTAGTTCTTTTTTACTGACAATTGGAGCTTTAGCCATTAGCACTGCCCACCTTTCTTCATAGTGACTTGAGTACCTTTGGTTTTACCGCGCTGGACAACACCATCAGCAGCTTTAACGTAGCCACCACCTTTTAAACCAGCATGCGCTTTAGAAGCGGGTTTAGCTGCGTGTTTTGCTAAGGCAGCAGGCATGCTGCCCTTAGCGCCCTTAGCGCCGTCTTTTTTCTTAGCCATCATTGCCATGAAGCCGGGGTTCATTTTAGAAGCCATAGTATCACCACCTTTTGAAAATTTACGGCCTTTATCGGCCTCGTTAAAGTCCTTTCCCACGGACTGTGGGACTCCTACTTTCTTAGCAAACGATGGCGAGTGGGCTATCGCGGCCATGAAATTGTGCTGTTTTTTACTCGTTGACGGCATCAGGTTTCTTTCGACGGATGATCTCCGCAAAGGGCTTCCCTGCAATCATTTCTGCAATACGCATCAATGTCCATACTGCACCAATAAGACCGAAGACGGGGGTAAACATTTCCAAAAACGATCCTATGGTTGCCACCATAGACACAACGTCTATTACATTTTTGGCGGTGTCGTGAGTTTGTGGCATATCAGCACATCTTTCCGCGAGTTTTACCGCGCTGGGCAATTCCGTCTGCACGTTTGGAAGCGGATACCGAGCCGCCTTTTTTCATGCCGGTAACTTCACGTAGTTTGCCGCGTAAGCTACTGTCTTTTACGCCGCGAGTTTCGCGTTTGTATTGATCGGCTAGCTCAGACGCTTTTTGCAATTTTCTATCTGCTGCGGCAGATAAACCCACATCGAAGTCTGGTTCAAAAGCCAAATCACGACTGTTAAGCATGTCGTTTA